ACCTGATCACCAAGACCAAGACGCTTCAGCCGTCCGAGGTCTACACGTTCCCCGAGTTGGTCGGGCAGGTTTTGAATCCTGGCGACTTCATCAGTACAATTGCTGGAACCGCCAGCGCCATCAACATGCGCGTCAGCGGACGCGAAGTGACATAAGGAGACCGCAATGGTTTGGAACTTAATCATCCCAGCAGCCGCTGCACTAATTGGCGGAAAAATGGCGTCCAGTGGGGCAAAAAGTGCTGCTGCCACTTCTGCCGCAGCATCTGACCGTGCTTCTGACGTTCAACGCGAGATGTTTGAGCGCAACGTCGAGTTAAACGCTCCGTTTCGTGAAGCTGGCGTCAACGCTTTGAACAAACTGGTGCCGCTAACCGAATACCAAAACTTCGGCATGAATCAGTTTCAACAAGACCCCGGTTATGCGTTTCGCATGTCCGAGGGGATGAAAGGTCTGGAGCGATCCGCTGCTGCTCGTGGTGGCCTACTGTCGGGCGGCACTCTTAAAGGCATCCAGCGGTACGGTCAAGACCTCGCATCGCAAGAATTTCAAAACGCATTTAACCGATACGGCATTGAGCGAGAGCGCCGAATGGCTCCCTTGCAGTCATTGGCCGGTGTTGGTCAAACTACATCGCAACAACTTGGTGCAGCCGGTACGCAGTTTGCCAACACAATGGGTAACATTGGCATGAACCAAGCCAATGTGCAGGGCAACGCCGCAATGGCTCGTGCATCGGCTTACGGTAACACACTGAACCAACTTTCTGGTTTGGCAGGAGGTTACTTCGGACGATCTGGTGGTGGAACAGCGTCCGGCATTGGGTCGAACACTTACAGCGGCCAAGGCCCATATGGGTACGCACCGTAAAGGAAAAACTATGGCGCTCGATTTCAACCTACTCCGACCCACAGGTGGTCCTAACCCGGTCAATGCGTTCTTGCAAGGTCAGCAGGGCGCAATGGACCGTGAGTTGGCGCAACAGAAAATGGCGCAAGATCAGGAGATGAACGCCCTTCGTCGTCAGCAGTTGACTGGTCAAATTCAGACACAGGAAGAAACTCGCGTTAAAAACAGAGCCGCTGAAAAAACCGGCATGTTTCGTGAGCGCCTGCTTCGCGCCCGCACACCAGATGATGCGCGACGTTTAGTGCAGATGCAGTATGCCGATCCTGACTTGGCACCCTTGCTTTCGCAAGCCTCAACACTTGAGCAAGCCCTTGCGGAAATTTCAGACGACCCGACTGAGTTTGAAAAATTCAAGCAAATTGAAGCTCAGGGTATGACCGACTATCTCAAGTCGCTTCAGCCAAAGGTGGCAGGCAACGCTGTGTTCTTGCCCGGTGAAAACCGGTTCATTACAGCGCCTCGTGAGCCTGCGCCTGTTGCGCCCGTCAGACAACCGCCAATGGTTGAAGAATTTGTATTTGCACGCTCGCCAGAAGGCGGTGGTTTCCAAGGTTCGTACCAAGACTTTGTGATTGCTCGTGAAGCTGCAAAGCGGGCGCCCGCAGCCCCTCGCGCTGCTGCTGCTGCTGGTGCCGGTGGTGCTGCACCTAAACCAATGACACCAGTGCAATCTGCAAAAAGGCGTGATCAGCTTGGCAAAGAATTCAAGTCTGCTCAGAATGCGCTGCAAACAACGCAAGACGTTCTTGACTCAATTAATTTTGTTAAAACCGAACCTGGTCTGTCTAGGGCCACAGGTTTTACCGGCACTCTTTTGCCGTCAATTCCTGAAGGCGCTGCTGCATCGGCTGAAGTACGATTGAAAAACCTTGAAGGCAAGGTCACAGCACTTGGTAAAGCCCAAGCGGCTTCAACCGGCGCAATTGGATCTATTGCCAACCAAGAATGGAAAATTCTTGCCGATCAAATTGCTGCGATTGATCGGGCCAAGGGTACTGGGCCATTGCTTAGTCAGTTGGATTTAGTTGAAGCGCAGGCACAGGGTGCTATGGAGCGAATTAAAGACGCATACCAGCGTCAGTTCGGTGAAGACTTTGAGCAGTTCCCTCAATTTGCCGACTTACCTGTCCCAAGAACAACATTTAAACCACGAGCACCCGCTGGCGGTAAGCCTGCTGCCGGTGGCGGTCTTAGCGCAGCCGAGCAAGCCGAGTTGGACCAACTCCGTAAACGATTTGGGAAGTAAGCCATGACACCTCGTGAAGAACTGGCAGCGTTGCGCCGCATGGCTGAACTGGAAGCAAAAGCTGCCGGTCAGTCAATGGCCGAACCCCAAGCCCAACCAAGCGAAATCCCAACACGTCGAAAAGTTGCCGAGTTTCTCGCTCCGACAGTTGAAGCGTTGGGCACAGCAGGCGGCGCTGTTTTGGGCACTGCTGCTGGCCCGCTAGGCACACTGGCCGGCGCTGGCGCTGGATTTGCGGGGGCTAAGGAACTGATGCGACTGGCTGCTGGCGACGCTGGTGCTGAGACACTGCCACAGTCGGCCGCACGACAAGCCAAGAACGTGCTTGAAGGCGCCACAATGGAAGCCTTCGGTCGGGGCGTTGTTGCGCCTGTAATCGGCAAAGGTGCTGAGTATGTCAGCAAGCTGAAAAACGTCAAACTAGACCAGTACGTCAAAGCGATTGGCGACAAGGGCGACGAAATCGTCAATGCTCTGCGCGGAAAGACGCAGATCGTTCCTGGTACATCTCCTACGGCTGGTGAAGCCGCAGCGCCCGCAGGTAGCGTGGGCCTTTCGGTGTTGCAGTCTCGTGCCCGCCAAGTGCCCGGCGCAGCCGATATTTACGCATCAAAAGAATCGCAAAACATCGCAGCCCGTCAAGCACAAGAGTCCCGAGCAGTCGCCAAATTTGATGCTGCAAAGCAACGCATTCAGGGCAAAATTGATCGCGGTCTTGTCAACATTACACCCGGTGAAGCTGGGGGCGCGTTGATTGATGCAGCCAGAGCCGAGCAGCAAGCCATCAAATCGAATGTGATCCAGCCTGCTTACAAGGCAGCGTTTGACGCAGCGGGCGACTCCAAGATCGACGTGTCCAAGGTTGTCAGCGAAGCCGAGCGCATCCTTGACCGCAAACTGTCTGAATTTGCAACCGAGACAGCGCCTGACACCGTGCGCAAGTTGCGCAGCTTTGTACCCAAGGTTCCCGAAGCAGAAGCAGTGTCGATTGGCAAAGCCGGGTTTAAAACTGCAAAACCACCAACACCCCCTCGGGCAACTCCCGAGGCTACCTTATTGCAACTCGATGATGTGCGCAAAGCAATCAATGCAGACATTGCAGCCGCCAGCACCAGCAATGCACCAATGGCTGCGACAACGCTGAAAAACCTGCGTGACCTGCACCGTGCGATTGACGATGCTGTTAAGGCAAGTGACACCCTGTCTGATGATGCCAAAGGCTTGTACCAAAACGCGCTTGACACATACCGCACACAATATGCGCCCCGGTTTAAGGAAGGCATCAACGCCAACTTGTTCAAACAGACAAGCCTGAAAGAAACAAAGATCAAGCCTGAGGATGTGGTCAGCAAGTATTTCCAACCAAAAGGTGAAAGCGAAGCCAAGGACTTTTTGCGCCTGTTCGGCAAAAATGCTGATGCAATGAAGATCGCAAGAACTGGCATTGAGGATCTGTACCGCCGAGAAGTGACAGATGCAGCGGGTCGAGTGACAACGGATTCACACGCATCATTCATGAAGAAATACGCCGAGCCTTTGAAGATTCTTGACGATGCTGGCATGAACATTACACAGCGAGTGGGTGTTGTTGCAAAAGACGCAGCACGACTTGCCAAAATTGAAGAACTCGCAAAAGCAAGCGGCAACAAACTAGCGCCTCCGCTGCCTGCCGGTGCCAATTCTTTGGCTGTCGAGAAGCGCATCGGTGAGTTGACCAGCAAGTTCACCCCTGAGCAACTGAGCCACGTCAACGCAGTTCGTCAAGATCTGTTGCGCGAGGGTGAGTATCAGCGACTGGTCAAGTCGGGTGCTGATGCTGGTGCTGACCTCAGAAGTTTGGCAACCAAGGCTGGTAAAGAATCCGGTCTGCCGCTGCCAAACTTCATCTTTGTGCCAATCACCATTTTCAACAACGTGGTCAAACGACTGGCGTTGAGAATGGACGACAAGATCGCGTTGGAGATTGCACGAGAGTTGACCAACCCTGCTGTTGCAGCCGAGCAAATTGAAGCCGCGATGAGGTTGCAAGCATCCCGCGCTGCCGCGACACCAGGCGCCGGTACTGCTTTGTCACTGGGCGCAACTCGGGCGCTGGGGGCGGAAATGTCAAGACGCGCTGAACCAGTCAACCAAAACGCCCTTGCACGTTAATACAAATTAGTTAAAATACGGAACCTTTCATCATGGATGCAGTTATGGCCAATGAGATCGACCCAGTGAAGTATGGAGTGCTCTGGGAGCGTGTGCAGAACTACGAGCGCAGGTTTGACGAAATGTCCAACAAAATGGACAAAATGGAGTCCAACGTCGAGAAGCTGGTGGCGCTTGCAAACCAAGGCCGTGGCGGGTTCTGGGCGGGTATGGCCTTTGTGTCGTTCATCTCCAGCGCCGTGGGCTTTGCATTCAGTTGGATAAAGGGGCACTGAGTCATGCTGGCTGAGTTGGCCGCAGCGAACGCAGCCTTCGCAGTCATCAAAGGCGCACTGGCTAACGGAAAAGAGTTGCACCAACTCGGTTCTCGGGTCTTTGACTACTTCGACAACAAAGCCAAGATTCAAGAGAAAGCCACCCACAAAGGTGGTGGTTCCGACATGGCCGAGTTTATGGCCTTGGAGCAGCTTAAACAACAGGAAGAAGACTTGCGGGAGCGCATGGTCTATGCTGGTCGCCCGGGCATGTGGGATGACTGGGTAAAGTTCCAAGCCCAAGCTGCACGAAGGCGCAGAGAGGCCAAGGAAGCTGCCGTAAGAGAAACCAAGAGGCGGCAGAAGCAGCTTGAAGACCTTGCCGAGTACATTGCTTTCGGCGTTGGAATCTTTATTCTCGCTGGCCTGATGGTCGGCGGTATCGTCATTTACCTTAAACACTTGCGATGAGTGACGAGAAACTTAACGCCAACTCCACACTCGACAAGGTGCTCGGGTATGTGGACTCGCCGTTCAAGTTGTTTGCCATCCTTGTAATGGGCATTGTGGCGTTTGCCGGGTACTTCCTGTGGCAGAACCAAACCTTTATGTTTGATGCCTACAAGGAATCCAAAAAGCTGCCGGAGATCAACACCTCACGGGCAGATGACGCCAGTTCGATGCTGCTCAAGAAGACCAACGCAACGGTGGTGGCCATCTTCAAGGTCAACCCGCTGTTCAACAGCCGAGTGTTGTATCGAGCCTACACTAAGGACGGCAGGGACAAGACGATCGAGGACATCGACGTGGGGCTTTTCAGCCAGAACTCTGCCAACAACGCTGATGTGGTCAAGCTGATGACCAACGATATTCCGTGCGGCGAGTACCGGTTTGCTCAGTCCGAGGTGGGTCTGTGGTACTTGGAGAAGGGTGTGGGGTTTACCTGCCGGGTAAGCGTACCGCCGGACTCGCATCGCTTTGTCGGGCAGATCACGGTGGGCTGGGCCGAGCAGCCCCAAGACATTCAACAGGTAAAATTCATGCTGGAGATCGCCAGCGCCATGCTAACTAAAAGGGGTAACTGATATGGATTGGCTCAAACAAATTGCACCGACCATCGCCACAGCGATGGGTGGCCCTCTTGCTGGCATGGCTGTGTCGGCTATCTCCAAAGCTATTGGCGTTGACCCTGACAAGGTGGGAGACATGATCTCCAACAACAAGTTGTCAGCCGAGCAGATCGCACAAGTCAAGATTGCAGAGATTGAGTTGCAAAAGCAGGCGCAAGAACTGGGTCTCAACTTTGAAAAGCTGGAAGTTGAGGACCGCAAGTCAGCACGGGACATGCAGGCCACCACCAGAAGCTTGATGCCGCCCATCTTGGCTGGCGCGGTCACTGTCGGCTTCTTCGGCATCATGGTGATGATGTTCTTCAACCAGATCGACAGCAGCAACCCGGCCATCTTGATGATGCTGGGCAGCTTGGGTACTGCTTGGACGGGCATCATTGCCTACTACTTCGGATCGTCTGCTGGATCGCAGGCCAAGACTGACATCCTCTCAAGAACAGCAAAATGAACCTGCCAAGAGGCAGCACCCGAGATGATGGCTACCGTCTAAATGGGTACACCAGTTCTGGAAAAGAGCATTGGATACATCCAGACACCTTTGCGGCCATCAACAAAAAACATCAAGTCCTTCGCTGGAAAAACAAACTCCAAGTGATCGATGCTTATGGTGGCGGGTGTGCGCATTGTGGAGAAAAAGATCCAATTGTTTTGAACATCGACCACATCAACGATGACGGAAGCAAAGACCTGACACCATCTGGAAACAGACTAAATGGCGGCGTTCTTTATGGCTGGATCATCAAGCACGGGTTTCCCAAAGACCGTTATCAAGTGCTTTGCGCCAACTGCAACCAAAGAAAAGAATGGCATCGTCGTGGCGCTTATTTTGAAAGGATTGAATCATGCAATTGACACCCCACTTCACCCTTGACGAGTTGACGGCCTCCGAGTCAGCCGAGCGCAACGGCTGGGACAACAGCCCCAACGATGCAGAACTTGAGAACCTCAAGCGACTGGCTGACTTTCTGGAGCAGGTCAAAGTGGTGCTGGGCGGCAAGCCGGTTATGATCAATTCGGCCTTCCGGTCCAAGAAAGTCAACGACTCGGTGGGCAGCAAGGACACCAGCCAGCACCGCATCGGGTGCGCTGCTGACATCCGTGTGCCCGGTATGACCCCAGACGAGGTGGTGCGCAAGATCATCGCCAGTGGTATCAGCTACGATCAGGTCATCCGCGAGTTCGACCGCTGGACACACATCAGCATCCCCAACAGCGTGGACACCAGCCCCCGCAAGCAGGCGCTGATCATCGACAAGGCTGGCACCCGTCAGTTTGCGTAAAAGTACACGCAGGTCGCCAAGAAGGTCAGCCACACCACGCCGACAATGCCCAGCAGCATCCACTCGGCCAAGTACCTGAGTTGCTGACGCCAGACAGACGTGGGCAGCGGGTCAGCAGCCCGCATCACGGGTTTGTACTTAGCCACACGCACCGGGCAGTTGCGGCCCTGGTCGCAGTCTCCAAAATCGTTGCAGCAGTTCATTGGTATTCCCTCAGTTTGTGTTTCAGTTCTCTGATCTCGCCCTGCGCCTTAAGCGCCAGTGCGCGGGTGCGTTGGTAGTCAGCAGCGGCTTCCTTGGCCGCTGCGATCGCCTTGTCCAGCTTCCTAGCCTCACGCTTTAGGATGCGATCGTGTTCTTTGCGCAGGGCCGCAAGCGCAGGCTCTGTGATCGCTGTGACTTGGGCCTCGGTCAGCGCCAGCGTGATGACCGGGGCGCGGTAGAGTTTGGCTGTCATGCCTGCTCCTCAGTTGCCTTGTGCAAATAGGCCGTCAGGCGCTTGATCTGCGCCTCGCGGTACTTGCACATGGACTCGGCGTATTCACGCGCTGTCTGGGCCTCCAGCAGCCTGCGCTTGCTGTCCTCCAGTTCACGCAGCGCCAGCGATTCAGCAGTCGGGGTGGCGTAGGCGCTTTTCACCCACTCAATGGTTTGACGGATCATTATTTGCTCTTTCGATTACTAAGTGCCGGTAGGCACGGAGGGCTGTCTTCAAGTCCTCTTGCAGACTCTCGATCAGCTCGTCTTGCTCAGACAACCGCTCGGCGGCGTCTTGGGCAAACTTGGCCAGGTTGTGCGCTTCCCACGCCTCAAACCTGTTCATCGGGCAGTGGCCAGCGTCAGCAGCTCGGCTCTCTCTCTGGCCACGCGCAGCGTGTTGTAACGCTGGTGTAGGCGCTCGATGATCTTGACGCGGCGAGCGCCCTTCATCTCCGCGTCCAGCAGTGCTTTCACGTCGGTCTCTGGCAGCGAGGCCAGCACGTCATTAAGACTTCGCCATGTGTACATTTATTTTTCCTTCCAGTTGGTCAATTAGTTTGGCCGTGCGGTCGTGCGAGCGTTGGGCTGCGTTGAGCTGGCGCGTCTTGTGCCGCAGCTCAGACTTGGCTGCCCGCAGCTTGGCTTTCCATTGGTCGATTCGTTTCATTTGAGTGCCTCCAAGGCGATTTGAGAAAGGGATAACTTGTCGTGCAGCGCCGCCCAGATTTTGTGATCGACAGTGCCGTCGGTCAGAAATACATAGCACCACACGTCATGCCGCTGGCCGCTACGATGCAAGCGTCCGATGGTCTGTTCGTACAGTTCGAGCGACCAAGGCAAGGACAAGAAGACGATGTGGTGGCCGCCGTGCTGGAGGTTGAGCCCGTGGCCGGCCGACTTGGGGTGGACGGCCAACAGCCTGACCTCGCCTCGGTTCCATCGTTCGATGGCGCCTTCGTCGTCGAGCGTTGTAAGGTGCTTGAAGCGCCGCTTGAGTTCGGCAAGTTCTTCTTGGTATTGGTAGACCAGTAGGGTGTTGGCATGTTGGTTCTCATCAAGCAGTTCTTCAAGGCGATCAAACTTGTGGGGTGACAGCCAGATCGGGCCGTTGTCGGAGTACAGGAAACCAGACGACATTTGCTGCAACTTCTGCGTGACGACAGCCGCGTTGACCGCCACCACGTCGTCCAGCACGAAGTCTTTCTTCATCTTGTTGTAGCCCGTCATGTCCATCTTGCAGGCCACCTCCACGGTGTGCAGGGGCGGCAGCTTGTCTTTGTACTCGCCAGGCTCCAGCACGAACGTCGCAGGCTTGATGCGCTGCATGACCAGTTCCAGCGAGCCTTTGCGGGGCTGCCAGTCGCCGAAATCCTTGTTGACCAGCACGAAGTACTGCTGCATGAACGCGCCCTTGGCCCGGCCCAGCAGCGTCTGGTCCACGATCTTGCACTGGCCGAACACGTCCTCAAGGCCGTTGCTGGTGAAGCTGCCCGTCAAGCCCCAGCGAATGCCGACATCGCCGATGACTTTGTTCAGCGCCTTGAAGCGTGCGCCCGAGGGGTTCTTCAGCTTGGTCAGCTCGTCGAACACGATGGCGTCAATGTGCGCCAAGTTCTGCTCGGCCAGCCACTGGATGCTGTCGTAATTGCTGACGATGATCTGAGCGCCGCTGTAAAGTGCCGCTTTACGCTGCGCTGGCGTGCCCACGGCCACAGCCAGAGTGCAACCGGGTGCCCACTTGGGCTGCTCGACTGGCCACACGTCCGTGCAGACGCGCTTAGGGGCCAGCACAAGGAAGCGCATGGCGTAGCCGTCTTTGAGAATGGCCTGCATGGCCGCAAGCGTGATGGCTGTCTTGCCAGCACCCACCGGAGCCAAGATCATGGCGCGGTCGTGCTCGTACAGAAAGTCAGCCGCTGTCTCTTGGTATGGCCTTAACTCCATTGCGCTGCCATCGCGTCAGCGATGCCCTCGTAAGTCTTGCTGCGCAGCTTCCAACGGTCTTTGCTCGGCGGCAGTTTGTTCTGGCCGCTGTCGGTCTGGTTGGCCCAGCGTTGCTTACCATTGACAATGCGTGGCTCGACCATCTGCGTCGGCTTAAGCAACGGTAAGCCCTTGAGCCACAGGCAGGTCTTCTTGCTGGCGTCGTGGCCGAACTGGTGCGGCTGGATGATCTGGTCAGGCTTGCGGATGCGCGAGCTGATGATGCTGACCGGATTCTCGATGGCGATGCGTTCGATTGGCGCGTCCATGAACAGGCGCACAAAGTCCAGCGCGTCTTCGGTCAGTTTGGGGTCGCGCAGGCCACGGGTGGTCCAGTGCATACCGCTGACAGACAGATAAGTGCAGGGCGGGTGTGCGATCAGCAAATCCCACTCTTGGTCCAGCAGCTCACGCACGTCGCCTTGGTGGTGCGGCCCCGGCTGTTCGCTGGGCAGCAGATCGCACGACATGGCGAAGTGGCCACACGCACGAAAGGCGTCGCGTACAGCGCCGCTGGATTCGCAAGCAATCAAGACTCTCACTTGTTGCCTTCCAGCTCGATCAGCAGCTCAAGGTAATGGATTGCCTTCTTCAGATCAGCGACGCCGTTTTTCTCACGCCAGCGGGTGACGTACTTCACGACGTTGCCCTCGCAAAAGCCGAGGTCGTTGGCGTGAATGTAGATGATGGGCTGGATGCCCTTGTCGCGGTAATGCGACCCGCCGACCTGCTTGGTCAACGCGCTAAACGCTTCGTCTTCTTCAAGTGTTACTGGTAAGCCATTCATTGATCTGCTCCTTGTTCCATAGACACACGTACTTCTGATTCATCTTGGCCATGTCACTGGCGAAGACCTTCTGCAACTCTGACAGCCTACCGCCCTCGGTCTTGACCTCAACGAACCATGTCTGGCCGTTGGGCAGGCACACGATCCGGTCGGCCACGCCGCGATGCGCAGGGCTGGTGAACTTGTACGCCCGCCCGCCGCGCTCTTTGACGCGCTTGACGAGGTAGGCTTCGATTTGTGTTTCTAACATAGCCGCAATAATACATGAAAAAAAGTTTTGCACAACTTATTTTTTGTGTGATAAGATCAAGTCCTCATCAACTAAACTGGAGTACACATGAAAATAGAGTTCACCCGCGCCGAAGTCGAGCAGATCGTCCTGCACTTCGCCAATTCGATTGCGCCCGACGCGAAGTTCAACACCGTTGAGCCGACCGGTTACCGCTCCATGCCTGACGGCTTTGTTGTCAGCACAGAGCCGAAACAGGAGACAGAAGATGCAGCACAGTAATATCGTCGGCGGCTCGACCGCCAAGCGCGTCATCAACTGCCCCGGCTCTGTGGCCTTGGTGCAGAAGATGCCGGCCAAGCCCTCCAGCGAGCACGCTGACCGTGGCACCATGCTGCACGACGTGATCTCCGAGATCCTTGGCAAAGACTTGCCGTGGGATCAGTTCATCGGTACGGTCTACGAAGGTCAAGTGCTGACGCAAGAGCTGTTTGACGAGAAGATCGTCGTAGCGCTTGAGCTGCTGGACCAAGTAGACCCTGACAAAAACATGGAGTACGAAGTTGAGACACGCGTTGGCTTTGGCGATCTCTTACCTGGGGTCTTCGGTAGCACGGATTTGGTTGGCCGTATCGGTAGCCGTGCTATTGTTTTGGACTGGAAGTTTGGTGACGGCGTTGTTGTAGACGCTGACGAGAACGATCAACTGATGTTCTACGCTGCTGCCTGCATGCGCACTGAAAGCGCGCAGTGGGCGTTTGCTGGCGCGACAGAGGTTGAGTGCATCATCATCCAGCCGCCCATGATCAAGCGCTGGGTGACCACGAAGGAGCGCATCAAGCAGTTTGAGCAGACGCTGGTGCAGGCCGTCAAGGCAGCGCAGCAGCCTGACGCCAAGCTGGCCGTGGGCGACCACTGCCGCTGGTGTGCAGGCAAGCCCATCTGCCCCAAGATGACCGGCGCTGTGGACCGCGCGCTGCAAGTGCAACTGAAAGAAATAGATGTTGACACGCTGGGCAGATACCTGAAGAATGCAGACCTCTTGGAAGACTGGATCAAAGACCTGCGTGGTCTGGCGCTCCAGTTGCTTGAGAAGGATCTGCCGGTGCCTGGCTACAAGCTGGTCGCCAAGCGCGGCACGCGTCAGTGGGCCAACGAAACAAAAGCGCTTGAGGCGTTGCACGATCTGGGTGTGCCCCGTGCAGAGCTACTCAAGCCAGAAGAATTACTCAGCCCTGCTCAAGCAGAGAAGGTGCTGAAAAAGCGCAAGATGGCACTGCCCGACGATCTCGTCGTGTCGGTGTCGTCAGGCACAACACTGGCAAGCGAGGATGATCCCCGCCCAGCAGTGTTGCAAATCGGGTCGCAGTTGTCTGCGGCTCTCTCTAAACTTCAGTAAAGGACAATCATGTCAAATCTCGCAACTTTCTCTTCGGCAAATCTGCCAGCAGTTTCCACCCTCTCCACCGCATTGCGTTCGCTTGAACAAGGTGCAGGCACATCGGGCGTCGTCATCCTGAAAATGGACAAGACCGGCCACTGGGTGTTTGGTGCTGACCAGACTGAAGTCGAAGACGACTCTACTTGGGCCGTCAATCCTTTCTCTTTCGTCCACGGCTTTATCGCCTGGGGCGACGGTGAAGTGCTTGGCGAGAAGATGACCGGTGTGCAGCATCCCCTGCCCGAACTTGATCAAGCGCCTCCCGGCGCCAAGCGCGGTTGGGAGACACAGATCGGCATGTCGTTGAAGTGCCTCGTCGGTGAGGACAAGGACATGGAAGCACGCTTTACCACGACCTCGGTCGGTGGTAAGAAGGCCGTGCAGGCATTGGGCGTTGCCATTGCCACGCAAGTGGAGAAGGACCAGACCAAGCCCGTGGCCATCGTGCGCTTAAAGAAGGACCACTACGTCCACAAGTCCTACGGCCGCATCTACACTCCGGTGTTTGAGATCGTGGAGTGGGCCAGCATGGACGGCGCGGCTGAAGCGCCAGTGGCCGAAGAAGCCGAGGCAGCACCTGCTGCTGGCCGTCGTCGTCGTGCAGCCTAAGTGAAATCGGGGCCGAAAGCGGATGCTGCTAGGGAATCTCAACCCGAACCGCCGTGCTGGGTGATCGGCATGGTTTGCAGACGCAGCGAGTAGGCCCCACCTATAAAGTAAAGTACAGTATGAATCTTTGGCTTGATTTTGAGACGCGTAGCCGCTGTGACCTGAAGGCCAAGGGCGTCTA